ATGCTGACAATAGACTTTGAGCATAACTATATTCCCACACTGACAGAGCAACCAACGGAGAAAGCATTATGATGAAAGTGCTTGATCTATTCTCAGGTATAGGCGGGTTTAGCCTTGGCCTTGAACGAACAGGTGGGTTTGAGACTGTGGCGTTCTGTGAGATAGAAGACTATCCGCGCAAGGTATTAGCTAAACACTGGCCTAATGTGCCAATTTATAAGGACGTAAGAAATGTCACAGGAGAAACTCTTTCCAGAGACGGAATTGCCGTTAACGTCATCACGGGCGGCTTCCCGTGCCAAGATATTAGCGTATGTGGACACCAAGCAGGACTTAAAGACGGAACACGATCGGGCCTCTGGTCTGAAATCATTAGATTGGCAGATGAAATACGACCCAAATACGTCATCGTGGAGAACGTCTCAAACTTGCTTGCTGGCCCAAACGACCAGCCAGGGGGATGGTTTAGCAGAGTTCTCGGAGACTTGGCCGAGTGCGGGTATGATGCAGAGTGGCAAAATATACCCGCGTCAGCCCTGGGCGCTCCGCATCGCCGCGAGCGTGTCTGGCTTGTTGCCTACTCCGCTAAAATCCGACCTACAAGCTTCTTTCAAGGCAGGCACAGTCCGAAAAGTTATGAAGGGTGGGAAGCAGGAGCATCTTTGCTACCGCCCAATTTTGATGGGTTGGGATCGGCAGATGATAGTTACACTATACGAGGGGGTGATGGGTTTCCCGAGTTCATGGGTCAACTTAACTGCCTCGGCAACAGCGTTGTCCCACAAATCCCAGAAATGATAGGCAACGCAATATTGGAGGCAGAGCATGAATTTACCACATGATTACATTTTTTTATTAACAAAGCAGACAACGGAAAAAGCATTATGAGTTTTGAAACAGAAAGAGTAAAAGCAATTCGTGAAGGGGAGCGACCTAGTTTATCATTTAGCAAGCCACTTGAAGGCGCTAAACTGCGTGTTTTATCATTGGGGGCTGGCGTTCAATCATCCGTTTTAGCGTTAATGGCGGCAAAAGGGGAGATTGGGCCAAAGCTAGATTGTGCTATTTTTGCAGATACTCAATATGAACCAAAGGCAGTTTATGCTCATTTGCAATGGTTAATAGATACTGTGTCAAATCCTTTGTTAGTAGAAAATCCGTTCCCAGTTTACCAAGTTACAGCGGGAAACATTAAAGAAGATAGTATGGCGGGTGTAAACATTTTTGGAACAAAGTTTTCATCTATGCCTTTATTTACAACAGGAAAAATGGGAATGAGGCAATGCACAAACGATTATAAAATTCAACCTGTAAAAAAAGAAACACGAAAACTATTAGGCTTGGCGTATAGGCAGAAAGCGCCAAAAGTTCCTATTGTAGAACAATGGATAGGTATTTCAACAGACGAAATGCAGCGCATGAAATTATCGCGGGAAAAATATGTACAAAACCGATGGCCTTTAATTGAAGCAAATATGAATAGGCGTGATTGCTTGGCTTGGTTTGATAAAAACTATCCTAATCAACATTTACCTAAGTCAGCTTGTATAACTTGCCCATTCCGCACAAACGCAGAATGGCGTGATATGAAAAAAAATAGCCCTGACGATTGGGCTGAAGCGGTTGAGTTTGATTATGCCATCAGGGACGTTAGCGATGGAGAAAAACAATATTCTCACAAGTCTTGCGTCCCATTAGACGAAGTTGACCTATCAACTGCAGCCGACAAAGGACAAGTTGAGTTTGGATTTTTGGAAGAATGCGAAGGGATGTGTGGCGTATGAATTTACCAGAAGACTACATACTGATACGCGCTGACGAAATAGCAAAAGACACGGTACGAACCGCTTACAACCTGGCGTGTGAGATTGATGGATTTAGCAATAAAGAAAGCGTTGAAAAGATGTTTCAACGGGTACAGATGTTTATTGCTAATTTGCAAAACGAATTAATGGCTATTGAACTGTCTGGTTTATCAAACTCTCACACGATTGAAGGTGCAACAAAGGCGCAATTTGCTGGAGCGGCATTTGATGAAACACGGAAAGTAATGCAGCATTTTAAAGAAGTTTATTTACCTTATACTAAAAAACAATGGGCTAAACTAGACAATTAAAATAAATTAGGTTAATTTAAATATATTACCTCTCCCTGACTACCCCCCTGATCTTTTTCCCCGATTGGGTCGGGGGGGCTTTTAAAAACATAAAAGGCTATTTAATTGAAAATTAAACAAACGCCGATAGATGAGTTAATACCATACGCATCAAACTCAAGAACACACAGCGGCGAACAAGTTGCACAAATTGCTGCATCTATTAAAGAATTTGGTTTTAATAACCCTGTATTGCTAGACAAAGAAAATGGTATTATCGCAGGGCATGGCAGAGTATTAGCCGCCCGTAAGTTAGGGCTTAAAGAAGTACCAACGATTGAGTTATCACATTTGACTGATACCCAGCGCAAAGCATACGTTATTGCAGACAACAAACTAGCGTTAAATGCAGGGTGGGATATGGAATTGCTATCGCTTGAAATGGGCGACTTACGTGATGAAGGCTTTGATTTATCGTTGATAGGGTTTAACGATGACGAATTGGCTAATATGTTTGTAGACAAGACAGAAGGGCTAACTGATCCCGACGAAGTGCCTGATATACCCGACGATCCTGTTACCGTTGAGGGTGACGTTTGGCTGTTGGGTAAGCATAGGATTATGTGTGGGGACTCGACCAGTATTGATGCGGTTGATAAGCTGATGGATGGGCAGAAAGCTGATATGGTGTTTACAGACCCGCCTTATGGTGTTTCTTACCAATCCAATAGAAGGCCAAAAACTGAACGATTTGACGTTCTGGAAAATGACGATAAGTTTTTAGACATAGCGCCAATCATTGAGGCTTGCTCCACTGGTTGGGTTTTTGTATGGACGAGTTGGAAAGTCCAAAACAAATGGATTGAAATGTTTGATGGGTTCGGATACCCGACCAATATGGTCATCTGGCATAAACCCGGCGGCGGCATTGGAGACTTAAAAAAGACTTTCATTAGTGATTACGAGATTGCTCTGGTTTGGCACAGGGGCGCACCATTATGCGGTAAACGGATAGGAAGCGTTTGGAAGGTGGCGAAGGATGCCGCAGCATCGTATATGCACCCGACACAAAAGCCCGTTGAATTAGGCACAGAGGCGATGGATAAGACAACAAAGCCGGGCGCGAAGGTGTTGGAATTATTTAGCGGGAGCGGGTCAACCATCATTGCTGGGGAAATGACAGGGCGATCAATATACGCAATGGAACTAAGCCCAGCCTATGTAGACGTTGCCGTTAAGCGCTGGCAAGACTTCACAGGCGAACAGGCGAAACTAGAGGGTAGCGGGCAGATTTTCCCCACTATAAAAGCTGATGCCGCCTAAAACACCAAAAAGGGTAACAAAACCAACGTTTAAACCAACAGATGATGAACGTAGGTTAGTCGAACAAATGTGTGCTGTAGGCATACCCCAAGAATCTATATGCTTAGTTGTTCGTGATGGCATTGATGACAAAACACTACGCAAGCATTTCCGCAGAGAGCTAGACACGGCAAAGATTAAAGCAAACGCCAAGATAGGCGGCACGTTATTTAACAAGGCTGTAAACGGAGATACAACGGCAGCTATATTCTGGGCTAAAACGCAGATGGGCTGGAAAGAAACAAACGTTCAAGAAAACAACGGAGAACAATTTCACGTTATAAAGTGGGAAGGCGTTGAGTAAATTAACCGTACAAGCATCAAAGAAAATAATGCCGTTAATAAAGCCTAACAGGTATAAAGGGGCTTACGGTGGACGCGGTGGAACGAAAAGCCACTTTTACGCTGAATTATTAATTCTTACCTGTTTTTCAAGAAAAACCAGAGCAGCTTGCATTCGTGAAGTTCAAGTAACGATCAAAGATTCGGTTCGCCAGCTTCTTGTCGATAAGATTCAGAAGTTTAAATTAGGTGGGTTTTTTACTGTAACAGAACGTGAAATATCTGGTAATAACGGATCGTTAATTGTTTTTCGTGGGATGCAATCTTACAACGCTGAAAATATAAAAAGCCTAGAAGATTTTGATATTGCTTGGGTAGAGGAAGCACAAACACTATCAAACCACAGCCTCAAACTTTTAAGACCGACAATTCGTAAAGAAAGTTCTGAGCTTTGGTTCAGTTGGAATCCAAGACATGATACGGATGCTGTCGATGCATTCTTTCGTGGTGGAAGCCAACGCCGTGGAATGATTAGCGTTGAGGTTAATCACGATGACAACCCTTGGTTTCCAGAAGTTCTCAAAATGGAAATGGAAGATGATTACAAAGACGATCCTG